ATGAAGAAATTGCAAGATCACCCGCCTTCGGACGAGCAGGCTGCACGCAAGCGTATCGCTGTTCTGGAAGCGCATTTCTACAAATCCTCGGAAACTTTGAGCACGTTGATCGCAGGTTTTGGCCGCACGAATGGTCAAACTTCCAAGGCCGTCATGTCCAAGCTGATGGAGCTTGAGACTGTCCATACGACCGCCCTTAAAGCGCAGGAGGCTTTCTATGAAAAATACAAAACCACAACCGCCCAAGACGGCGTCAACTATGACAAAATCCGCGATGATATCGGGCGCCACCTTGATCGCATCCGCGCCGCGCTCAAGTCAAAAGGCATTTCTGAAGACCCTGAATGACGAGGCCTTGGCTGCATTGCCGTATCTGTTCGATTTTTGGGCGATGCCGCACCAGATCGCACCTGCGGATGATTGGCGCAGTTGGGTGATCTTGGGGGGGCGTGGTGCGGGAAAGACGCGTGCCGGTGCTGAATGGGTTCGTAGCATTGTTGAGGGCGCAACCCCTTCTGCTGCAGGGGCCAAGTGTCGGATCGGGCTGATTGCCGAGACATATGAGCAGGCCCGCGAGATCATGGTGTTTGGCGAAAGTGGCATTCTTGCAGTGTCCCCGCCGGAGCAACGCCCAAAGTGGATTGCAGGCCGTCGTATGTTGGAGTGGCCAAATGGTGCAACGGCACAGATATTCTCGGCGCATGATCCTGACTCGTTGCGCGGTCCGCAGTTTGACGCCGTGTGGGTGGATGAGTTTGCCAAGTGGCGCAAAGCCGAGGATGCATGGGATATGATCCAGTTTTGTTTGCGTTTGGGTGACAAGCCGCAAGCCTGCATCACGACAACTCCGCGTAATAACGCTGCATTGCGTGCACTGTTAAATCGCCCCAGCACTGTCAAAACTCACGCCCCGACCGCCGCCAATCGTGCAAATCTGGCCGACGATTTTTTGGAGGAGATCGAGGCCCGTTATGTCGGTACGCGTTTGGGTCGCCAAGAAATGGATGGCGAGTTGTTGACGGATGTGGCGGGTGCGCTTTGGTCTTTTTCGCAGTTATCTGCGCTACAAATCGAAGTTGCTCCTCCATTGGACCGGATTATTGTTGCCATTGATCCGCCCATTACGGGGCGCAAAGGGTCGGATGATTGTGGCATTGTCATTTGTGGGGTCACGATGAAGGGGGCACCACAAGATTGGCAGGTGACAGTCTTGGAGGACGCCACCATGTCGGCTGCGTCACCCAATGCGTGGGCGAAGGCTGCGATTGCTGCGATGGACCGTCACGGGGCCGATCGTTTGGTCGCGGAGGTCAATCAAGGCGGCGAGATGGTCGAAACCATTTTGCGACAAGAATCCCCGCTGGTGTCGTTTCGTGCTGTTCATGCGGTTAAGGGTAAGGTGCTGCGTGCTGAACCGATTGCTGCGCTGTATGAGCAGGGGCGTGTCAAACATTTACGCGGCTTGGCCAGCTTGGAAGACCAGATGTGTCAGATGACGATCGGTGGATACGAAGGTCGTGGATCGCCGGACCGTGTCGATGCGCTTGTTTGGGCAATTCATGATTTGATGATCGAACCGGCAAAGCACTGGCGCAATCCACGTATGCGGCACTTGTAAGCAGTCGCTGTTGCGCGCCCCACCGCGCGCAACTGTCGGACCTTCTTAGCGCCTATCTCGTAAAACTATTTCAAGGATCAGCGGCAGCCACTGAGGGGTGTCGGATCAAGGAGTGATTGATGTTTGAATTTCTGAACCGCCCAAAGATTGACACTGCAGATGCGGCACCTGCTGAGGGCAAAGCATCGGCGACAGGTCATGCGATTGCGTGGCCGGGGGCAGGGCGCGTCGCTTGGAGCCCACGTGATGTTGTATCGCTAACCCGCACCGGTTTTATTGGCAATCCTGTTGGGTTTCGCGCCGTAAAGATCATTGCAGAAGCCGCGGCTGCGTTGCCAGTTGTGTTGCAAGACCAAGAGCGTCGCTACGAGACGCATCCAATTCAAGCGCTTTTGGCCCGCCCAAATGCCGCACAGGGTCGCGCGGAAATTCTTGAGGCGTTATATGGTCAACTGCTTTTGACCGGTAACGGGTATCTGGAGGGCGTCGGTGACGAAGGCTTGCCAGTTGAGTTGCATGTTTTGCGGTCTGACCGGATGAACATTGTTCCCGGCGCCGACGGTTGGCCCGTCGCATATGAGTACGGTGTGAACGGTCGTAAGCACCGCTTTGCCGTTGCTCCCAATGAGACGATGGTTTGCCACGTCAAAAGCTTTCATCCGCAAGATGATCACTATGGATTCTCGCCGATGCAAGCCTCCGCGTCATCGATTGATGTGCATAATTCCGCATCCCGTTGGTCAAAGGCATTGCTCGATAATGCAGCCCGTCCGTCTGGTGCGATTGTTTATCGCGGTGCCGATGGTCAGTCGCAGTTGAGTACGGACCAATATGATCGGTTGCTGTCAGAGATGGAGACCCAACATCAGGGTGCCCGCAATGCTGGCCGACCAATGTTGCTAGAGGGCGGTTTGGATTGGAAACCAATGGGCTTTAGCCCGTCGGACATGGAATTTCAGAAGACCAAAGAAGCTGCTGCGCGTGAAATTGCCGTCGCCTTTGGCGTGCCGCCTATGTTGTTGGGCCTACCAGGTGATGCGACTTATGCAAATTACCAAGAGGCGAACCGTGCGTTTTACCGATTGACGGTTTTGCCGCTAGCTTCGCGCATTCTTGGGTCAATTTCGGACTGGCTGTCTGACTTTACTGGCGAGCATATTAGTCTGCGCCCCGATTTGGATCAAATTCCGGCACTAGCTACCGAACGGGAAGCCCAATGGCGTCGTATCAGTGATGCCGCATTCTTATCGGATGCTGAAAAGCGAAACCTGCTGGGTTTGCCTGTTATTGAGGTTGGCGATGTCGCGTAAAATCGTTGATCTGCCTATTCGCGAACGTGTGCAAACCCGCCCGCCTGTGTCTGACTTTTGGTTCGCTCAACTGGATGTCCGATTGGGCAAGATCGAAGTCATGTTGACCCGCCTTGAATGGCAAGTTTGGATCATCGTCTGCACCGTGTTTGGCCTTTCTGTACTTGAAATTATCAACGCCCTTTCGGCAGTTTGAATTGGAGTTACCTGTGACATTAGAACGCAAATTTTGCCAAACCGGAAGTGACCTGAAGATTATTGATGGGGCAAGGATCGAAGGTTATGCGTCGCTTTTTGGCAAGGCGGATCAGGGTGGTGACATCGTGGAAGCTGGCGCATATGGCGCATCACTTGCCCGCGCGATCCAAAAGGGCTGCACAGTCAAAATGCTGTGGCAACATGACCCCGCCGAGCCGATTGGCGTTTGGGATGAGGTCATGGAAGATGCCAAAGGCCTTTGGGTAAAGGGTCGGATTTTGAACGATGTGGCCCGTGGTCGCGAAGCTGTAGCATTGATCGAAGCGGGCGCCATTGACGGCCTGTCAATTGGGTACCGCACGGTCAAATCCCGCAAGAACGACAAGGGCTCACGCCTATTGTCAGAGTTGGAGCTTTGGGAGGTGTCTTTGGTCACGTTCCCAATGCTACCCGATGCGCGCGTCGGTGCTAAAGGGGATGACCCTGCGGCCAAAACGTTGCGTGAGATGGCGGGTGTGTTTGAAGATGCCCGTCGCCACATGGCGCGCGACTAGCCGCGCCACACCATCCATCAAGAGGACCGATTGATGAGCAAACCTGAGTTAAAGGCTCGGGTCGGGGAAGATGTGTCTCCGGCCGATGAATTGAAAGCCGCGATTTCCGGTTTCATGAGCGATTTCAAAGACTTTTCCACTGGCGTGAATGCCAAATTACAAAAACAGGATAATCGAATGAATAAGCTAGATCGAAAGACAATGATGAATGGCCGTCCCGCATTGGCTACCAATGCCCACGATGATGCACCCCATCAAAAAGCGTTTTCCGCATATCTGCGGTCTGGCGATGATGACGGCCTGCGTGGCTTGGATTTGGAGGGCAAGGCGCTGGGGACTTCTGTCGCTGCGGACGGTGGCTACCTTGTTGATCCACAGACTGCTGACACGATCAAAGGTACGCTGAGCTCCACGGCGTCGTTGCGTGCTATTGCCAATGTCGTCAACGTCGATGCAACGTCGTTTGACGTGCTGGTTGATCACACTGAAATGGGCGCTGGTTGGGCGACTGAAGTAGGCGGTGTTGCTGAAACAGACACCCCACAGATCGACCGTATCTCAATTCCATTGCACGAGCTGTCTGCGCTGCCCAAAGCGTCACAGCGTTTGCTTGATGACAGTGCGTTTGACATCGAAGGCTGGTTGGCTGGCCGTATTGCCGACAAGTTCGCTCGATCCGAAGCGTCTGCATTTGTGAACGGTGACGGTATCTACAAGCCGAAGGGTATGCTGACCTATCCTACCGTCGACAATGACGTGTGGGTTTGGGGTAACCTTGGTTATGTTGTCACTGGTGCTTCGGGTGCGATTTCCGACGGCGATGCGATTGTTGATTTGGTCTATGCGCTGGGTGCTGAATACCGCGCCAATGCGAGCTTTGTGATGAACTCTAAGACTGCGGGCACTGTGCGCAAGCTTAAGGACAATGACGGCCGTTTCTTGTGGTCTGATGGTCTTGCTGCTGGCGAGCCTGCGCGTCTGATGGGCTATCCCGTGCTGATCGCAGAAGACATGCCCGATATCGCGGCAGATGCCACAGCCATCGCCTTTGGCGACTTTGGTACTGGCTACACGGTGGCCGAGCGTCCTGATCTGCGCGTTCTGCGCGATCCGTTCTCTGCTAAGCCGCATGTCTTGTTCTATGCGACCAAGCGTGTTGGCGGTGCGGTCAGCGATTTTGGTGCGATCAAGCTGCTTAAGTTCGCGATCAGCTAAACACTGGCGTGAAGGGGTGCTGTTCCACTTGGATGGCACCTAACCCGGGCGCGCGTGGCTAAATCCGCGGGTTGTCTAGCTGCTCCCTTCCGACCGAGCAATCCGCAGCATGCGCGTCCGGCTTTTCTGCATAAATCAAGTTTTTTGGAGTGTTCCATTATGTTAGTCGAAGAGACCACTGTGCCGCCATCGGCCCTGCCGGTCGCCACGTTCAAAGACCATATGCGCATGGGATCGGGTTTCTCGGATGATGACATCCAAGACGGCGTGCTCGAAGGTTTCCTGCGTGCGGCGATTGCAACCATTGAAGCCCGTACTGGCAAAATCACGATTGAACGCACGTTTAGCCTGTCGTTGACCGCATGGCGCGATGTGACGTCCCAGCCACTGCCGCTGGCACCTGTGCGTGCGATCGCTGGGGTCACTATTTTGGACCGCAATGGCTTGGAAACGCTTGTGGATTCAATTGCCTATTACTTGGTGCAAGATACCCAGCGACCGCATTTGCGTGCGGGGCAGGCGACCTTGCCTCCAATTCCCGAGGCGGGAGGCGTACGTATTCATATGAGTGCTGGTTTTGGTCCTAACTGGTCTGATCTTCCGGCTGATATGGCCCAGGCAATTTTGATGCTTGCGGCCCATTTTTATGAATTCCGCCACGATACTGGTGCGGGTGCAAAGCCGATGCCGTTTGGCGTTTCAGCGTTGATCGAGCGATTTAGGAACATACGTTTATTCAATGGTGTCCGTCCATGAGCCGCCCACAGTTAAACCGTCATCTGGTTCTAGAGCACGAAACCCAAGTGCCTGATGGGTCTGGTGGTTTTTTGCGAAATTGGTTGGCTCTGGGTGCTCATTGGGCCGAAATTAATGCCGGATCTGGTCGCGAGACATCCGGTCCGGCAACAACTCTGAGCCGCGTGGTCCATAAAATAACGATCCGCGCCGCCCTTGCCGGATCTGACGCTCGTCCCTTGGCGGGCCAGCGGTTTCGCGGGCATGGTCGGATCTATGCCATACATGCAGTTGCTGAAAATGCCGCGAATGCCCGCTATCTGACGTGTCACACCACAGAGGAGACTGTCGCATGAGTTATGGTGTATCTGCATCCCTACAAGAGGCGATTTATCAACACCTGTATACCGATCCTGATGTCGTGTTGGCCGTTGGCACCAATGTGTTTGACGCACTGCCGGCTGGAATTTTGCCGTCGCTTTATGTTGTGCTGGGTCCTGAAGTGGTCAAAGACCAGTCTGATAAAACAGGTGCCGGTGCATTGCACGAGCTTGCGGTGTCCGTTGTCACTGATGTGGCCGGGTTTGCCCAAGCGAAGGTAGCGGCCGCCGCCGTGTCTGATGCTTTGATTGACGTTGATCTGCCCCTGTCACGTGGAATGTTGATCTCATTACAGTTTTACAAAGCGACCGCCGCGCGTGTCGGCACTGGCGACACCCGACAAATCAACCTGATTTTCCGCGCCCGAGTTGCGGACGTTTGACCTTGAAATTTCTAACCTTTAAGGAGTGCTGGCAATGGTAGCCCAGAACGGTAAAGACCTGTTGGTCAAAATTGATATGACAGGTGATGGCCTATTTGAAACTGTCGCCGGTCTGCGGGCGACGCGCATCAGCTTTAATGCTGAAACTGTTGATGTCACGTCGCTGGACAGCACTGGCGGCTGGCGTGAGCTGTTGAATGGTGGTGGTGTGAAAACGGCTTCGATTTCTGGGTCTGGTGTGTTCAAGGACGAGACGACGGACGAGCGTGCGCGCCAGCTTTTCTTTGACGGTGAGACACCAAATTTCCAGGTGATCGTGCCTGATTTTGGCACCATGGAAGGTCCGTTCCAGATTGGATCAATCGAATATGCAGGTTCGCATAACGGGGAAGCCACCTACGAGTTGTCGCTTGTATCGGCAGGCGAGATTGCCTTCACGGCGGCGATATAATGGCCAACCCATTGGCCGGAGAGGTTGAGGTCATTATCGATGGCACGCCGCATTGCTGCAAGCTGACACTTGGGGCGATGGCCGAACTTGAGGCCTCGTTAGGTACCAATAGTTTGGTGGACCTTGTTCAACGGTTTGAGGTTGGCAAGTTTTCAAGCCGCGATGTGATGGCTTTGATCGTGGCT